GAACCCCGAGGGGTTCCACAGGAAGGTATCCTATGCGTAATCGTTCGCGTTCTTCATCAATCCCTTGGGTTAATACGGGCTCAATCACAACCGTGGTTAAGTCTTATAACTCATCGGGTGTTTTAACGGAGACACAGTCGTCTAATCTCCCGAAGGATACATTTTCGGGCTCAGACGTTGTGAGCGAAGCTATGTCAGATATTGTCTCTAGCGGTAAGTGGGCTGATCACCCATGCACCCACACTAGAGCCTCGGATGTTTTTTTAGAACTCCCATCTGAACTTGGTCCCTACAACATCGAAATCACCTATTCTTCCGGTGCTAAAGATGTCTACGAGATCACGTATCGTCCGAACGGAAAAATGAACTATGATTTAGTGTTCACCCTTCCGACGTTCGAGCAGCTCGACCCTTTAACAGGCGAGCTCTTCTACGCAGCGGCGCTCAGACCGGCTATCCTTACACATGTTAATAAGTGTAGGAATATACTCCGTGAAGAGTTGTCCATCTTGAACTTCTTACTTGAGCTGAAAGAATTGAAGGGAATTTTCACTTCAATTTGGGAGGCTTTCAAGAACCCTAATAGGTTCTCTGATCCCGCACTCGCCTATCAGTTCGGCATAAAGCCGTTCCTAAGGGACCTTAATACTATCTTTAATACTTTTGGTACCATATATGATGGTATTCAGAAGATTAGAGGTAAAGGTACTGTCATTCGACGTGTAAAAACCGAATGGCTAGTCGATTACCCGGGTTTAGGGGAGATTGTTCATGAACCTAATAGTCCCATTGGCCCCTCATTACATAGAGGGGACAATGACAGAAGCAAGATCACTGTTAACTTCATGATCTTGTCTCGAGTCCGGTATGATTGTAACGAGATTGATGGCTTATCAGCGTCGATTTTATCTGCGCTGAGAGCCTTTGGGTTGTTAAATCCAGTCAAAGTTGCCTGGAATGCAATCCCTTACTCGTTCGTTGCGGATTGGCTTTTTAATGTAGGCCAATTCTTAGATTTTTGTGATCTAAGCCGCGCATTCATACCAAGTTATGTCGAGTCTTCGGTGTGGACCTTAAATCAGTCCATGCAGGAGACAGTTTTTGCGTCGTGTGTGGTTTCCCCAGGCGTTGAGATCTATCGAGATCTTCCCGTCCGGGTACATTCCATTTCACGATTCGACAGGGGACTAAGTGTACCTCCTGTGGTGCTCACTATCTCGGATCTTTCCTTCCGGGAGCAGGTGCTCTCAGTACTACTCGCTGTCCAAAGATTGGGGAAGAGGAGATATATTTTTCCTCGTTATCGCTTACCTCGAAAAGGTAAGCCCCGCTTTGGAAAAAGAAGTAGGTTTTGAGAACAAGTTGTTCGCGAGAACAACAATCTACGTATAGAAAGTCGATCCCATGTTAGCATCAACGCTTGCTGTGTCTGGTTCGGTTACCCTCGATAAGATTTCCGAGGATTCCGTCCGTGGCAGCATTTATCAAGACCCTGCGTCACTTCGCGTTAATCCCCATTCACTTACCGTTAAGCATGAAACACCTGCTTTAGGTAAGCTTGGGTTTGTACGTGACTTGATTCAAATCACGCACCCTATCTCCGATGGAGATGGGAACGTAACCGCCGATAAGGCTGTCCTGAATTTGACCGTAACTAGGCCAAACTATGGAGATGCCTCTGAGGTGGACGCCGCGGTTTCCATTTGCCTTCTCGACTTAATCGTCGCGATAAGTAATGGAACCACTGCTGATACGTTCGTTACACAAGTACTGGCCGGCCACGCTTAGTGGCTTGTTAGTACATCGAACGTAGGGTTAAAACGTTGATGTGACATGGCTTGGAGCTCACCCTAACATGGGAAAGCTTAAAAGCCAAGTCTGCTTTGCAGGATTGATGTATGAGGCGATTATAACTGATATCGCATCAGGACGTCCTTCCACGTTACGTTCGTCATTACTGCGTGATCTTCACACTATTAGGCAACGCTTAAAATGTGAAGGCATACAGTTCTGCACGATCACTCTTCCTTCTCTTTCTAAGGCCATTTTGCAATCCTTTAAAACAGGAAAGTTCATGTGCCCTTTAGGTTTTCACCTACAGAAAGATACGTCGCTCCCGAGATTATTTTCGGGTTTGATGAAGGAGATCTATGCGGATGACGGTACCCTACTCGAAGAGCCTAGCATTCCCTCTATAACAGAGGTGCTGCAGCTCAGCGGATTGGGTTATAAGCTTGATATTGGTCATAGTGACCACACGGTTTCGTCTGTACTTGAATCATTTCGTCAAACTGAGATTGATATCTCAGTATACACGTGTGACTCTTGGGCGGACGATCCGCGTTTCGAGCTTGCCAGGACCCTTATCGAGGATATATTCTTTGAGTTTGATTTCAAAGATATCGTCCCAAGGCATGGGCCTGGATCTGTTGCTACAGGAGAATCTGGTGTCGAGAAGTGGGAATTTCGTCGTAAGTACGACGCAATTCATCAGTGCTATCCGTACTACGAATATTTCGTGGTAAATTCGGATAGCTTACTCGATAGGCTGTCCTGGTACAAATCCCTGGAGCCCCTCAAAGAGGGGACGGCGAAAGTCGTCTTAGTTCCAAAGGATTCTCGTGGGCCTAGGATTATATCCATGGAACCATTAGAGTACCAGTACATACAGCAAGGTCTTTGGTTAGGGATGAAGAATCTCTTCCAGACCCACAGATTCACCCGGCGTCACGTAAACTTCACTGACCAAACCATCAACCAGCGCTTTGCATTGCAAGGTAGCATTGATGGGTCCTACGCAACCCTCGATATGAAGGATGCTTCGGACAGGGTTTCGCTGGCTTTGGTTTCTGCATTGTTCAGTGGTATGCCGGAATTACTACGGCACCTCTTAGCATGTCGAACACCTCGGACAACGTTACCTGATACTGGTGAGCTTGAACTCCATAAGTTCGCACCTATGGGGTCTGCTCTTTGCTTCCCTATTGAGTCTATAGTGCACTATGTACTCGCTGTTGCGAGTATCATGATGTCTACTGACTTGAGCCGGTGGCAAGCTAGGGAGTGCGTCTACGTATATGGGGACGATTTGATCGTCCGTTCCCAGTATGCAGATGTTGTGATTGAGGCATTTCCTATGTATGGACTTCAGTTCAACATGGGGAAGTGCTTTACAAGTGGTCCCTTTCGCGAGTCATGTGGCGTAGATGCCTATAAAGGGCAAATCGTTACACCAATTCGTTGGAGGAAACCATGGTCGGATCGTCTCACAGCTGTTTCTCTTCAGGCTTTCTGCGATTGTGCTCAGCAATTTTACTTGCGGGGCTACTGCAGGGTTGCCAATCTAATATGGGATTCCATCGAGGCTCAACTGGGAAAACTCCCAGTCGTCCCGGTGGATATGTGCCCGTCGTATCTGGCTCGAAGGAGCCGGTTTCAACGAGTGTACACCCCACACAAGGTCAGGTACAACCTGAATCACCAGAGTTACGAGCACCGCTCGATCCAACTCTCCTTCCGGAGAAGTGAAAGAGCGATGCCGGGTTGGAGTAGGTGTTTGAAATTCCTACTAACCCTCTCGGGTGCAGCTGATGAAGTTTCTTCCTTCTTTACTTTAAAAAGGAAGTGGACGAGAATCCTTGATGAGGGCGTAAGAGGTTAGTTAATTATAAGGGATGACAAAAGTCCCGAAAGATTTATTAACTTCTCTATGCCTCAGCCTGACTCTCACGGATGTCTTAA